TAGGCAATCACCAAATTGAAAATGTGAATATTTTTTTTGAGATAGAAAGCATTTGGCTCGACCACTACCAATACCGAAGCTACGACCAATTCAAACGCAAGAAAATTACTTTCTTCAAAGCATTTGAAAAGGCTGGACACCTGGATCACAAATTTGTCAAAGAGTACCGATTGTACCAAAAGCATGGTGAAGCGTACTTGGAACAGATGTGGGATTATTTACTGAGAGGGGTAGTTGAGTTTGAATTTAAACCGTGAAATCATGCCTAGAAAGAAGCTGACTCAAGAAGATTGGAAGAAATCAAGAGCATCGCAAAAAAGGGCAATTCTGACACAGAAAGAAGCAATGTTAAAAGCATTGTCAGAAAATTACTGCTTAGTCAAACAATCAACCGAAAAAGTGGGCATAAGCCGACAAACCCACTATAAATGGCTTGAAGAAGACAGTGAATACAGGGACGCGGTGGAGTTGATGAAGGAAAACAATTTAGACATTGCCGAGTATGCCCTAATGAAGATGGTGGAGGGGTTGAAAGATGCGTCAATGATCAAATGGTTCCTGGAAACCCACGGCGCATCTAGAGGATACGGTAAAAAAGTTGGTGAAGACCCTGGTAGCGGGTCAGCATTTGTTGAAATTCCGAAAGTGATATGGGTGAAGTCCTAGAGATAAATGAAAAGTTTCAAGAAATAGCCGAAGTTTTCCCAAAGACCAGATACTTTCTGATCACCGGGGGCCGTGGCGCTGCTAAGACTTTCTTTATCACTTGGCTTTGCTCCCGAATCATGGCAGAGCGCCACAATGAGCGAATTTTGTACACTCGCTATACAATGGCCTCTGCAAATGATTCGATTGTTATTGATTTCAAAGAGATGATTGAGCGCCAAAACATGGGGCCGCTATTTGTAGAAAAAAAGAACGATATTTTTTGCCCACGTACTAATTCTTCAATCTCATTCAGGGGTATTAAGTCAGGCAGTAAAACCCAAACTGCCAAATCCAAAGGATTAAAGAGTAATATTTTTGTGTTGGATGAAGCCGAAGAGCTTACCAACGAGGAAGAATTTGATAAAATAGACTTCTCAATCAGGCAAAAAGACAAGGTGAATTTGGTCATTCTCCTGATGAACCCGACCAACAAAAACCACTGGATTTATAAGCGATGGATTCAAGACACACGCAAAACGATTTGGATTGATGGGTTCCCGGTCAGCGTATCAACACACGAGGATGTTACGCATGTGCATGTCACCTACCTAGACAACATAAAAAACCTGAATAAGACCTATTTAAAGATCGCAGCGGATCTAAAAATAAAAAACGCTAAAAAGTACGCACACTATTTGATAGGCCAATGGATCGAAAAAGCAGAGGGTGTAATTTACGAGGATTGGGCCGAGGGTGTATTTGATGAAAAGTTGCCGTATATTTACGCTATGGACTTTGGGTACTTCCCTGATCCGTTGGCACTTGTGAAGATTGCAGTGGATCGAAAGCGGAAAAAGATTTACCTCAAAGAACTGATTTACGAAACAGAGCTTTCAAACGAGGGGCTTCTGAGGATGATGGAGGATGCGATACCAGATAAGAGCAAGCCCATTGTATCAGACACCAACGAAAAGCGCACAGTGATGTTTTTGCGCTCCAAGGGGTTCAGGGTGATTGAGGCGAAGAAGGGGCCAAACTCCATTATTCAGGGCATCAAGGACATGAAGGATTACGAAATCATTGTCACGTCCGATAGCCCCAATATCAAAAACGAGCTTGATAACTACGTGTGGGCAGACAAGAAAAGCGATACCCCGATAGATCAATATAACCACAGCTTGGACGCTGGGCGGTATGGGTTCACCTGGATTGTGAAGCACGTTCCAAGGCCGGGGGAAATGAAAACTGGTAAAGGATAAATCAAACATAATGGCAAAAGTCAAAACCGAAATTGAGCAAACAGGCGAAGGCCTACAAAGCGAGTGGGTACACCCCGAAGCGGAAGCGATATTTAACGCACTGCTTGGAGCCTACGAAGATGCCAAAGAAGCAGGTTTTAGGGCGCAATTCTGGCGCTCAATGATGCTTTCTTTAGGTGAGTTCTACATAGCGGATAAACCGCGTGTGGTGGACTTCTTTTTGAACCAGGAGGGCATTAACCAACCAACACCAAGGGAGATACCAGCGAAACCCGCAAAGGTGTATGGAGAAAAGATTGAACCCAATTTTTCCAAATCATCAGGCCGCGAATCATCAGCCGGCCAATGCGAATCTTGCGGATAATGATTGCACAACTATCTACCGGGGCCACCATCAACCTACCACTTACCGCACACGAAATACAGTGGGAGGCATTTTGCGACTTCAAAGACCAGGAGCAAGAGTACTTTACCGCGCAAGAAACCGAAGACAGCCAGGCCGCAATACTATCAATCACCAGGGCATTGGCTTACGTGTACGGGGATTGGATTTGGGATTTACCGTTCTCGCTTGATGAACAGATTGAAGAATTGTTTTTAAACGGCTTTACTGTCACGCTGGGAGACGATCTATCTGTAATGCGCCTATACGCACACCTGAACACAATTATCAACACCTTCAAGCCAGAAACGCTCAAGGACAAAGTTTTCAAGTTGATTGTTGGGGGCGAAGAATACCAACTAGACCAACTCAAGGCGGCTAAGTTTTTGACACTGGAAGGGGTAAGCACAGGCGAAGCAATAGAGGTGCTTGAGTTCAGGCGCATTGCAGAGAAGAACCTGGAAGAAAAAAAGTTTGCCCTTGGTAGCATGGACTTCACTTTGGGGCTGCGAGAACTGGCAATACTTGTACGCAAGAAAGGGGAGGCGCTACCCTGGAACCGTAAAGAGTTGGAATCATTCCTAAACGACAGGATGCAAACTTTCAGAACCGTAACCGCCGCCGAAGTCTTAACCCTTCGTTTTTTTTTGATCAATTCGTACTTGCTTTGGCTGCAAAACCAGATTACCAATTCTTCTGGAACGGTTCGCCCTATCAAGGTTCAGGAACTAAGTCGAAAGAAACCAGGGATCGTGAAGCGGCGGCGCGGGAAGCGTTTGAGCTAATGGGGTGGCGGTTGCTACTTGATGCAGCACTACGGGAACAATGGTACATTGGAGGAATGGAATCACTTTGGAAGAGCGACTTTGAGGATTTTGTTTTTCTTACTTCACTTAAAAATTCACGGGTGTGAAAGTACTAACCAAGGCTGACTTCATAGCCATTTGCCGCAAGATCGTGGCTCAAATGGCATCACGGGAACAAAACAAAAAGGGGGTGCCTCACCGGGTCAACTCCTTTGCTGCTTTTGTAGACGACATGCAACCAAGCGTCATGCACCCGTCATTGGGGGCCACGTATGGCGATTACAAAGCAGGGCGTTTCTTTTCCCGTAACTGGGATGCGGCCGGTAGTGATCCGTCCAAGATGTTTTTTGAATACCCTGGGATTGTGATACAGGAAACAGGAGCTTATACCAACTCCATCAGAAGCGACCGCATTTACTTGGATTTGTTGGTAGTGGCTTTTGATCGCAACACCTGCGAGAATTGCCCACCGGAAGTCTTGGGAACCGAAAGCACCTTTGAAAACACGCTTTACCTTTTGCGCTCGTTCATTCGTCAATTGCTGGATCACGCTGTTTTTGCTTATACACAAGGCGAGTACTGGCAAACGCCTGGGGAATCAGCCTGGAAGACTGCCAATGAGGCCGGGCAATTCACGTATGAATTTGAGCCTGGGGAATGGCTTGAAAACTTCATCATTGCTCCCCAACAATGGAAGTTCACCAAATACAGCGATGGAGCCATTGGCGGCGCAAGGGGTTACGCAGTTGAGTTTACAATCCAAGTATGCGAAACCATCGAAACCCGAATGAAATACAGCGACCCCACTAGCTCAGTTGTTCCCGTCACAAACTGCGAGTCATGCGGATAGTCACGTATCAGGAGTTGGTAGGCATTGCCCTCAACGCCGTGGAAAGCCTAGTTGAGAAAGGCAAGGACGAATTGAGGGAACAAGGCCACGTTGCAACAGGCCGAGGGATCGCCTCATTAAAGGCCAAAGTAGTCGAAAGTGTCGGAGATACTTTGCGCATTGGCATAGAGGGCAACGATTACCTTTTAGATTTGGACACGGGAATACCAGCGAGCAAGGTAGACACAAGCGCGGCGGCAGAGGCAAGGCTATTGCAGTGGGCCAGAGTGGTAAAACCTGGGCTTTCTGAGTCGAATCTAAAGCGGTTCACGTTTTTAACACTCAACAAAGCCGCTGTACTTGGGTTCCCACTGCCTGGATCGTTTGCCTTTTCAAAGAATGGTAGACGCACTGAGTGGATAAAGTTTGGCTTTGAGATGAACGCGGAAAAAATCATCGAAGAGCAATTCAAGGTATTCGAGCTTTTGGTAG